CGGTGGTCGCCGTATCATTTTCCACATATCATACTGAAAGATACCCTTTGACATCGGAGATCCCTGAAAGGTCGAATAAGGTCCTTCCACTTGTGCGATTTCACACGATGACTCCACCGCAGCAAAGTAGATGTGTTCAAAGATACGTTGATTGATCTCTGCTGCTTCCTCTGATTCCCACGACGCACGCATCAACGCAAACACATCGGCCAGACCTTGAACACCTAGACCAACAGGACGATGACGCATGTTCGAGTTTCTCGTCTCAGGCGTCGGATAATAATTAATATCAATCACTCGATTCAAATTCTTAATTGCCACCTTGACAACGTGTCGCATCTTATCATAGTTGAATGTTTCGTTTTCTACATAGCTCGGAAGGGCAAGCGAAGCAAGGTTACAGACAGCGGTCTCGTCTTCACTGCTGTATTCAATGATCTCTGAACAAAGATTGGAAGATTTGATCGTACCCAGATTCTTCTGATTCGATTTATGATTGGCAGCATCTTTATATACTAGATAGGGAGTACCTGTCTCAATCTGGGAATCCAGTACTTTGAACCAGAGTTTCTGTGCATCAATCTGTTTACGACCACGGCCTTCTTTTTCGTATTTCTCATATAGTTGCTTGAAGTCATCTCCATACACGTCCGCTAGTCCAGGGGCTTCAGAGGGGCAGAAGAGCGTCCATGGCTCATTCTTCTCAACACGTTCCATGAACAAATCAGGAAGCCATAGAGCATAGAACAAATCACGACATCGCTCCTCTTCGGAGCCTGTATTGAGCTTCAGCTTCAAGAAGTCCTCAACGTCCGCGTGCCACGGTTCCAAGTAGATAGCAAAGGAGCCGTTGCGTTTGCCCCCACCATTATGAGCAACACCTAGATGTGCAACAGTATAGTCATGAGGACCATCAATCTCAAAGTCATGAACTACTCCATTATACTGTACTTCTGTAATATCTTGAATTCGTGAATAAAGATTATCACCGTATTTGAGATAGCTAAAGAATTCACCATCTGGTGCATTTGGAAACATATCCATAATTTCTTTAATGCGAGGAACACGAATCACATTTGTGGGAAGTCTTGTTGTAATATTTTTATAGGGTGATACTTGACCAACTCGATTACGAGTATATCCTGAACTAAGAGCACCCATTCGTAAGAGAGCGTATCGAATTGATTCAATCAATCCCAATGAAGATAGTTCAATCGTAATTTCTTTTTCACCAACACATCCGTCCGTTTCAATAATTCCTCGAATAATTTGTTGTAGTTTCTTCAATGGTAGATGAAGCATGGGAGTATCCCATTTTTTCTGATCATTTACATCGTACAATTGAGAACGAGTCCATTTGAATCGCGGGGACGCACTAGACCATTTAATATCAATTGAGCTATCATCTTTATAAATATTGTATTTAACACCTCTGTCTGACAGATATTGTTTTACAAATTCTACAACATTGATTTTACTTGTTTCATTCAATGTTACACCTGAAGCAGTAGAGGAGATATGACCATCTCCAAGCATGATACCATAGAATCGGCAGTCTTCCTCTGTTATTTCTTCGATATCATGTGTATGAGTTGGAATCGGAAAGACAACAAAGTCTCCTTTGTTCAATTCATTCGCATCTACAAATCCCGAAGTAGCAAGTCCTTTATCAAGACGATTGCGAATCACATCAAAGTTGAGCCCCTTTGCCTGATGTTGTAGAGCAAGAATTTGGTGCTCAGGTGTAACGCGAATTGGGTATATCGCATTTTTAATTTGGATTTCAAGCATTTTTCCATTATATTCATGACGAACCGGCATTTTTACTTTATGATAAGTTCCTTCGCTTGTAAGGACTTTATCAGTGACACTCACATCCTCAATTAGTTTAGGACCGTTCTCCGTATAGACTAGTGTATCAGGAGTAAAGCATTGATCAACATAGCGTGCTGTATCATTAAAGTTACGCAACATTGGTACAATTCCATTACTCGTTCCATTCGTGCCTCGAATCAGCGAACCCTTGGCACGAATGTTATGAATGTGAAGACCAATTCCACCTGCATGCTTGCTAATCATTGCACAATCCTTCAGTGTATCATAAATCCCAGTGATACTATCACTTTTCATTGCCAAGAGGAAACAACTGGACAACTGCTGTCTCGGCGTACCCGCATTGAAATTGGTAGGAGTCGCATGAATGAACAACTTCTGACTCAGCAGATCATAGGTCTCGAATGCTTGTTCAATGTTAATACTGCCCCACAGAGCAAGCGAGACACGCATAATCAAATGTTGAGGTCTTTCAAGAGTCTTTCCCTTCGTATCACGAAGAAGATATTGTAGTTTTTCTAGCGTCTTGAACCCGAAATAGTCAAACAAATAGTCGCGTTCATAGTCGATTTTCGCGTTAATCTGATCACCATATTTTTGACAAATGTCAATCAGTTCTTGTGAGACATTACTAATCGTTTCACCCGTCTTTGTTACGGTTTGGTTGGAAAGTTCAAAGACGACCTCTGTAAACTTGTCCGATGTATTTTTATGATGATTGGAAACGGCGATGCGAGCCGCCAATGTTCCGTAATCCAGATTCGTTGTCATCAGGGAAATCGAAAGTTGCGCCGCCAATTCATCTAGCTCCGATGTCTTGACGCCATCATAAATCCGTAGAAGAGTTCGCTGAGCAATGAGTGTCGGATTTACTTCCAAACCCACCGCCGCCGTCTGAATACGAGTCAATACCTTATCAAATGAGACGGGCTCAAAAGAGCCGTTGCGCTTTACGACATTCATACTAATCATGGACATGTTTCCGGAATCGTTGATTGTTTCACACGCAACATGTATCATCAATTTTTTACATTTGTGTTAGTAGAGTCAAATGAAAGCACCAACAATCATTATCATGATGTTGGTTTTAGCCCTCGTGGCACTGACGAAGAACAAAGACAGTTTTTTACATTACATTTCGCACAATCTGCCACAAGATAAATGGTGGGAACGCCCTAATATGAAAATGTACGGATATCCTGCGTATTCCTATTGGGAAGCATTTCAGAATCCTGCTCCTCTAAAAAAAGATGACTCAGATTCTGATTCTGAGTCTGATTCTGACTCGCCCGTCATGGATTATCCGCCTAATGGCCCAAGCCCTGCAGAAGTCTATAACGAGCACCCATATCATTTACTGAAGGATATCATGCCCCCTCCAAGTGATAAGGAGGCTCTTTCAAAAATCAATAGCAGCTCCTGCTATGCGACTGATTTTGAACAAACGGTTTCCAAGACGGGTAACTATCGTCAAACCACCAACAATTACAAACGTAACTATCCCGATAGCTGCTCAGGGTGGAATCAAGAACTAACGCTGAATTTTTATAAGACGATGTAATTCTACGGTATTAGTTGTCCACATTCGTCCATCTTACGAAATTGAATCTTACATGGCTCCATTTTTGGTTTGATAGGCGCTCTCGATGATTCAGGTATCGTAAATTCCCCTCGTTTGGCTTTTTCTACATCTTCCCAAAAGGAGTTCAATACAGGTTGAAGCGCCGTCCACCATTCCTCATTTCGTTTTACAAGTTTCTCATTCCATTGTTTCAATTTCCATGGAGTGATCTCTACGATTTCTTCGTCTTGCTTTATATCAGGCTTCCAGTTATTATCCACATTCAGAGGACTGTACACATAGTAGAAGTCTTGATTTCCTTTCGGTTCTGCATATCGAACCAGTGCCACAAATCCACTAGACAAACCAGTTATATCTTGTATGCTTTTATTATTGTATTTAGAGGTGAATACGGCTTCTACATAATCACACATCGTAAGACCAGTCACTTGAAGTTGCATCTGCATTTGAGAATAATAATCTTTTGGAATGGTTTCGTCGATTTCACGCGACACAGGGCACTTAATTTCAATCAGACGACCGGTTCGTTGATTGAGCGCACAGTGATAGATTAGCCCATCAGGAGATGCAGTGCATCGTGGATCGGTTGGATGACTCAATCTTCCAAGTTCTTTGATGATCGTTCCATATTTTATTTCATAGATCTGTTTGACAACAGGTTCAAATTTAATACCCCAATCAAACGGATTCATATTATCGGAAAAGGCCGTGAGAGACTGATTGCGTTCAGGGTAAGGAACCGTTTTAGAGATGACTAATTTAGCTCGTTCGCGAGGAGAACCATACAGTTTTCCCAATTCACTCGCGGAAATAATCGTTGCCATTTGTTGATACCATGCGGTGGTTCTCTGTTCCAATTGTTTTCGTCCAAGCAATTCGTCAAGATAAGCAATGGGTACCGTGGAAACAGAGCAATGGTTACGATGCCATTCTATTTTCTTTTTAAATTGTTCTTGATACATATCAATAAGTTTATTAACGCGTTCTTGTTCCGCATCTGTAAAGGTGTCCCAATAGGCAATCATTTCCGCTTCTTCTGCCCACTGCTCAAGTTGAGCTTCATCTTGAGGAGTAGATAGCCAATTTTCCAATTTGCCTATTAAATCCTTAAATTTATCGTGGAATGTCATACTGATGATTTATTCATACAGTAGGTGCTTCGTCAATTTTTGTACGTTCTGATGGCGTGGATACTGACGGAGAATCATCTTTGCTTTTCTTCTTACGTGTTCCTTCCGTCTTTTGCTTAAACATCCATTTTAGAGTACCCTCCTGATTTCGCTTGATCTCTAGACCTTTAATCGTTGTGATACGCTGTGTCTCTTGATTGTAATGAACAACCTTAATGGTGTTCAACAGCCGATTATCAAGTGATTTTTGAAGATAAGTAAAGAGCGATTTCTTTTCTTCATCCGTGATGCTAAATTCAGGCGTAATCTCCTCAATAAAAATTCGGAGTCGATTCAATCGTAGACCACGTTCAATTCGATGCCATGGTCGGCGATATGCTTCCTCTACGCCATTGTCAAGTAAGTTTTTAAAACGGTCGGCTCCCTGAGGAATATCCTCCACTTCTGCGTTAATGTGCTTGTGGGTCTTATGACGTTCCATATCTACTATGTTATACGCGTGCCGCGTTTAGATGACCGTTGTGTGGATAATGTCCGCTGTGTGGATAATGTCAAATATTTCCTGAAGAGAATATGCGCCGAGTGCTTCGGTTTTCGGAATGGGCAACCATCCACGATAATTATTTGCTTCACCTGTCACATATACCGTTCTCCAACAAAATGTTTCTGTATCACCCCGTTGTATCTCATTCCACTGATAAAAATCAGTAAGATTCGTCTTAATAGGATCAATTGGACAAAGATACATCTCATTTCGTTGAATCGGTGGACCCTGTAAATAGATTCCATTCGGATGAAGAATATCTTCTTCTAGACGTAATAAAGAGTCCTCTTTCCATGGCAGCGTTCCTCCGATAGTAAGTAATTGAAACATTGTAATCTGCATGGGGTGAACGTGTTTTACCTTGTGAATAAATGGGATAATAATCATCTTTATGTTAGGTAGTATATCAGTACTTTAAATGGCACAACCTGTTTATCCTGATGCGCGTAGCCAATCCTCACGACAAGCATTTCCCCTTCCTCAATTTATTGGACGAACTCGTCGAGAATACAGTACAAAAGATAGTATTAATGCTCGTCAGTTTGAACACTGGCAAACAAACGGAAAACATGGGGAGAATGGCCGCCCGGATATGAATCAACAGGCACCGTTCTATGATATGATGCCGAATGTCAGCCGGTCAAACGACCGAAGTTATCGCGCTCAACCTCGATATGACGCAGAAGGAGATCGAGGAGGTCAAAATTCCTATTTTGATAAATATGATACTTCGTCTGATTCTCGTAACATGACTCGTGAGTTACGGGCAAGTGTCTATGAAGACAAAAACACGGGGTATACTAAAGAATCGAATAAATTATTGGAACGTAACTTTGATAGTCGATGGCTTGATACAACCGTGATGAAGCAACAGGCGCAAGCGGCAGAGGAATTACGACCGAAGATGGATGATATTCGATTGTTCTATTTGAACAAACCTGCGGGGACATAAGCTGTGGGGACACACAAAGCAGGCCCACAGGGACTGTGAGCCGTGTGAGCGTCCCCATACCTCTCTACCTAATGCGGGACTGCGAGCCTTGTGAGCGTCCCCTTTATGAAAAGTCCAGCTCAATCGGCGTCGTATACACCTGTAATTTATTAAGAGAGGATGGAGATTGCTTCGTGCGGCGGCGTGTTGTTCGCGCCCCTGCTGACTTTACAGGTGCTGCGAAGCTTGTATCCGTCATTGAATCGGTAGATACCGTTGATGAGGTAGAAGATGCCGTGGAAGATAGCGTCTTATTTCGCTTTTGAATTTGAATAGTTTCTTTCAAATATGTATTATAGCCTGTGCGGATCTCATCCTCATGTGCTTCCATATACTCTAGAATATTAGACTCTAATGCCCAACGGAAAAAGTTCAATTTGCCAATCGTCGTCATAAAAGGTTCATGATTGGGAATGGTAAACATAATGCGTTCTCTGCGGCAATTTGGGTCAAAATACTGTTTCGAATACGCCTTCAACTGCCCCTTGTAACTGAGGTAGACCAGAAACTCTTGACCGTTGAGCGGATAGCGGACAAAGCTCTTTCGGCTGTATTTTGTGACAAACCAATCAATGATACGAAGACTCAGTGGTGCTTCGCCATTGAGATACGTCAGAACTTTATCGATTTCCGGTTGGCTAGCGTAGAAACGCTGAAGACTGGCAATGACCAGTTCTGGTTTACATTCAATCTTACGCTTTCGGGTTTGAGGATCGGCGGTATAGCTGTCCATGTCTGTTCGATACATGGGTCGTTACTCTTAGGCCCTTATTATGCTTGTCGAATGCTTGCCGAATGCTTGTCGATGCTTGTCGATGCTTGTGCGCGAAATCCTATTTTAAAACCCCATTCAGAATAGAATGGCCGCACCGCCTGGATATAATCCCACTCCATTAACTCCCTCTGCGGGAGGTATCATTCATGCCATGCACGGTGGTGGAGGTGATGGTGGAGCTCCACCTGGATATAGTGGTAGTTCTATTATTCCATTGGCGAATCCATCTATACCTATCAAAGCCTACACGGGAGGAGGTCCGAATGATCCAGTAGTTATTGCAGTGGGTGCGGTTGCTACAAAAGAGGCAAATAACATGACAACTCCTGCTCCTGCTCCTGCTCCTGCTCCTGCTGCAACTACAACTCCTGCTCCTGCTCCTGCTCCTGCTCCTGTTGCAACTACTACAACTACTGCTCCTGTTGCAACTACTGCCCCTAATACCATTGTTTCTAAGTCTACTCCTATT